ACTTCAGGTTTTGCATTGATACGATCCACACCGCCAGCGCCTGCGCCAATCTGGTTATTCGAACTGCCGGCACTAATGCCCGAGCTCGGATTGCTGAGCGCCAAAACGTCGACACCCCCAATCATGGTTTTCACGTCGGCGGCATCAAAGGCATCATAATCTTCACCCATGGCGACGGCACCGGACAGGGTATCTGCCATCAGGGCGCCACCTCGCAGGATCTTATGGTCGGCGCCCTCGATGGTCGGTCGGGCATGAGATGCGATTGCGGGCGATGCGAACAGTTCAGTGTCAGCGGCGATCGCTGCCGGACTGGCCAAGACACCCAGCACAAGCGCAGCAAGTAAGGTTTTCTTCATTGAAAATCTCCGATAATTGGAAACGACGCCGTGATGGCGTAAACTCAAGGTTATACCAAAGAGGCCCAGGCATGCAATTAACACTGATCCGCGATATTGACGATAGCCGGTCTACGGTAGGGCGGTGGATCCACAAAGGGCATGAATTCTGCCAGTCAATTGAGCAGCCGTGGACTCCCCATGATGAATATCGAGCCGGAACCCCGTTTAAATCATGCGTACCGGATGGCCTCTATGGGCTGGTGCAATATACTTCATCAAGATTCATCAACCGCGACGGCTCGCCGCTGGTCTCGTACAGGCTGGAGAATGCGGACCTGGGGGTCTGGACTACCGAAGACAAGATTGCAAAGTACGGCCGTCCAGGGGACCGGTACGGATGCTCTGTGCATTGGGCGAACTGGGCTTATCAGTTGCAGGGCTGCACCGCTGCCGGAATTGATCGGCGAGAGTGGAAAAATACCTACATGGTCACGGAGTCCAGGAAGGCCATAGCCAAGCTAATGGATCTCCTCTACCGTGACGAGATCAATATGCTGGAAATCAAGTCAGCAGCTAATTTGAGGAAAATATAATGGATCCAGTATCACTACTGCTCACGGCGGGACCATCCATTCTTCGCGGGATCGGCTCACTTTTTGGCGGCAAAGCGGGTGAGGTGGCCGACCAAGTGGCCAATGTCGCCGATGCCATTCAAGGGAAGACCCCGGCTGCCCAGCGCCAGGCCATGCAGGAGGTAGTCGACTCTTTACCCCCCGAGGCCATGGTTGAGCTTAAGAAAATCGCCAACGAGGCGTCACGCATCCAGAACGAGGCGAAGGCGCGCGCATTCGAACACACCGAGACCATACACCACGACACCCAGGAGACTGCGCGGATTGAGGCGGTCAGTACCGACGAGTATGTGCGGAGAACTCGGCCAGGGTTGGCACGAAAGTCGTTTTGGGCCGGCTCGATTTACGGGGTTGGGATGGAACTTGCTTCTCTGATCGGATTCGGCGACGGGGCAAATATCGTCCTTCTTGGCGGATTCTATGCGCCTATGCTCGAGTATATCGGCGCCCGCTCCATTGACGCCTTCAGCAAGCACAAGGGGCCCAAGCTGTAATCTGATATCATGGCTACAATAGCCGACAACCGGGAAGCAATAAATGGGTAACTTGGTCCAAAACGTAACTGATGCAGCTCTGCACCCGATAGCACAGGGCGCAACGTACGCATCAGCGGGGTGGGCAGTGTTCGGCGTCGCCCTGCAATATACTGCAGGAACGGTTACGATAGTTCTGGGATTGCTACAGATCGGCTTGATTATTGAGCGTCGGTGGTTTAGTAAGCGCAGAAATAGGCGGAACGGTGAGTGAGGTGTGAAATGAAAACTGAGCTAGTGAAGCATGGGCAAGAACCAATTGAAGGCGAGTTTATCGCGGCCGGTGAGTTCGAGGAGCCAATCCTGAATGCCAGCCAGAGAGCGGCCAAGGATAGAGCCAGGGCTCAAGATGACGCCGTAGCGTTGCAGCGTGAGATTCACGCGGATATTATGCGGCGACAGAATGAATCGCTGGGATGTCTGAGTCAGGAAGAGATGGCCCGGAGACAGCAGTCCGGACTACAAAGCGCAGGCGGATTAGGTGGCGAGCTCTACGGCCTAGGCGCAGCCGGTCTCGGAATCTTCAGATAATGCCAGCAGGCAGATCCACCAAGCGCAAAGCAAAGAAGCCAAATGTTGGCGGGAGGCCGACTGCGTACCGGAAGGAGTATAACGAGCAGGCCAGAAAGCTTTGCTTGCTCGGATATACCGACAAGGAATTGTCAGAATTCTTTGGCATTCGAGAATCGACGCTTAATAATTGGAAGAAGAGTAAGGCAGGGTTTTTGGAGTCCATCAAGGCCGGTAAGGATGTTGCGGACGCAAATGTAGCTGATAGCCTGTACCAGAGAGCCATGGGCTATGAGCATGCCGAAGACAAGATATTCCAGCATGAAGGCAAGCCATTAATCGTCGCAACAGTAAAGCATTACCCTCCAGACACCCAGGCTGCGAGCCTATTTTTGAGGAATCGCCAGCCTGACAAGTGGCGCGACAAGCAAGACATCGAGCACACGGGTAAGAACGGCGGTCCAGTTCAGATACAAGAGGTGAAGCGAACAATTGTCGATCCTAAGCATACCGACAGCTAGGGCATTCAAGCCCCTACTGGAACCAAACCGCTATAAAGGCGCTTGGGGCGGGCGAGGCTCGGGCAAATCTCACTTCTTTGGCGAGAAGTTAATCGAAGACAGCCTCTATGAAAAGGGGCTTTTGTCTGTCTGCATTCGCGAGGTCCAGAAGTCCCTAAAGGACTCGGCCAAGCGACTGATCGAGACAAAGCTGCAACAGCTCAAGCTCGGGGTGGCGGACGGGTTCAGGGTTTTCAGTGACATCATCCAGACGCCCGGCGATGGGGCGATTATATTCCAGGGCATGCAAGACCACACAGCGGAGTCGATTAAGTCCTTAGAGGGCTTTAAGCGTGGGTGGGTGGAAGAAGCCCAAACACTATCTGTCACTTCCTTGCGCCTGCTGCGCCCTACAATCCGGTCTGAAGGGTCGGAGCTGTGGTTCTCATGGAATCCACGACGAAAGAATGATCCGGTTGATATGCTGCTACGACAGGGCACTGGACCTACTGGCTCGTCTGTTGTTAGATCAAATTGGTCTGATAACCCGTGGTTTCCGTCAGTTTTGGAACAAGAGCGCAAGGATTGCCAGCGAGACAACCCAGACGACTACGACCACATTTGGGACGGCGGATACCAGAAGGTAAACAAGGGTGCTTATTTCGCGACGCACATATCCGAGGCCAGGGCAGCCGGTCGGGTCGGGCGCGTCCCTGCCGATCCCCTGATGACCATCAGGCTATTCGCTGATATCGGTGGCACCGGGGCCAAGGCGGACAACTTTGTGTTCTGGGTTGCTCAGTTTATCGGCCACGAGATCAGGGCGATCAATCACTATGAGGTCCAGGGGCAGGATGTGGCTGCGCATCTGGCATGGCTCAGGCTTCAGGGCTACACGCCAGATCGGGCGCAGATATGGCTACCCCATGACGGGGCAACAAATGACCGCGTGCATGATGTCTCCTATGAGAGCGCATTTATAGCGGCTGGGTATAAAGTGACCGTTGTTCCCAATCAGGGCAAAGGCGCTGCGTCCGCAAGGATAGAAGAGGGTAGGCGGCTATTCCCGTCTGTCTGGTTTGATGAGGATAAGTGCGAGCCGGGCCTAGATGCTTTAGGCTGGTATCACGAAAAATGGGATCAGGTGAGAGATATAGGCCTTGGTCCTGACCATGATTGGTCTAGTCACAGCGCCGATGCTTTTGGACTCATGTGCGTTGCCCATGAGCCGCCAGCCGGCCCACAACTTCAACTTAATTGCTCAGGATGGGGCGGATAATGCCTATAGACTATTCAGACCACGCAGAGGTATTGCTAGCCCTGGGGCGCGATCAGGACGCGGACCACGGCAGGCGCGAGAAGGTTCGCGAGATCAATAGGTTTCTCAATGACCCGAATGGCCATTGGGAAGATGACGTTTTCAACGCTGCCGATGGCAAGCCCCGTTACCAGTTTGACAAGTGCAACCCCGTGGTTGATGACATAGCCGGCGAGATGGAGCAATCAGACTTTGCTATCCGGGTTCGACCCGCAGGCGGAGATTCAACAGTCGAGATCGCCAAGGTCCGTAGCGGGTTGATTCGTAACATTGAGAACCTATCCAACGCCCAGCACGTCTACAACGCTGCAGGCCGCGCCATGGTCGCTACCGGGATGGATGGATGGGAAGTGGTCCAAGACTGGGTAGATGGTGACGACTTTGACCAAGAGCTGCTGATTCGCAAGCTCAATAACTATGTCGATCGCGTGTGGTTCGATTGTGGGGCCGAGACTCAGACCCAAGAGGACGGCAACCACGTCACCATTCTTTCGGCCCTAACGCCCCAGGAATATAAAGACAAATGGCCTGATGGCTCCGGCGTCTCAGTCGGTAACGACGCGACGCAGGCCCACCGGAGGAATGTTAAAGACAACATAATCGTTGGCCGCATTCAGTGGAAAAAACGTTTTCAACGCGAAATTGTCCGCATGACCAACGGCAAAGTCTATGATGTGGACGATAATTTCGAGAAGGTCGCCGACGATCTAAAGGATATCGGCATTACCGAAGACCGCCGCCGGACGCGTGATAGCTGGAAGATCATGAGTCGGATTTTTGATGGCTCTAAGTGGCTTGGTGAGGCGCAGGAAACGGTGTTTAAGTCGCTGCCCGTGGCGCCAGTGTTCGCCAATTTCAGTATTATCGAAAACGCCCTTATGTACAAAGGGGCAGTTGAACCTCTAATGGACAGTCAGCGTGTTTATGACTATGCAAAGTCGCGCGACATTGAGGAGGGCGCGCTTGCTGCTAGGTCTAAGCTAATGATCACCAGGGATCAGGCCAAGCACGATATGGAATCCCTGGAGACAATGAACACCAACGCAGACCCTGCGCAGTTCTGGACATTCGTAGCCGGGCAGCCGCCACCGTTCATGATGAATGGAGCGCAGACCAATCAGGGGCTGCAGATAACAGCTCAGGGCGCATTACGAGACATCGAAACCACAGCCGGTATATTCGGCCCATCACGCGGAGAAGACCAGGGCATCCGTGCCGGCGTGGCCATCGAGAAGCTACAGAACAAAGCCGACTCAAGCAAGATCAAGTATTTCACCTCTATGGAGATTGCTATCTGTCAGACTGGCAAGATCCTTAATGAGGCGATGCCGGCCGTATATGATACTCAGCGACAGGTGCGGATACTGGGCGAGGATGGCACCGAAGAAACCGTAACCCTCAATGAGAAGGTGTTCGATAAAGAAGCACAGCAGGAGGTTACCCTAAACGACCTGCAGGCCGGCACGTATGACCAAGTTTGTGATGTTGGCCAGCCGTTTAAGAATCGCCAGGATGAGACGGTGGAGTCCATCTTGAAGCTTGCCGCGCTTGATCCTGAATTCCTATCACTCAGCCGGGACATTATCCTAAAGAACATCGATGCGCCTGGCGTTGACCTGATGCAGGAGCGCGTTAGAGGCTCGATGGTCAGGAATGGCGGTATCCCTGAGAGCCAGCTAACCGACGATGAAAAGAAAGTAGTTTCCCAGATTCAGCAGCAGAAGCCACCGGTGGATCCAGCGCTTGAGATCCTGGCAGCACAGCAAGAATCGGAGCAGGCAGAAGGCCAGAGCCGAATAGATGAGCGCACCAGGAAGCTTGAGCTTGAGGAGCTTAAATTCGAGCTTAAGACCCGCGAGTCAGAGCAGAAGCTAAGCAATGAGCAATTCGCCAACGAGCTAAAGGCCAATGATCAGAAATGGCAGCAGGTCATGGACACGATGAACCAGATCCCAACCCAGGCCCAGGTTCTGAAGATGATCCGAGAAGGCGCCGGGGTTGATACGATTGTAGGTCCTGGGATTCCAGCCAATTTCAAGACTCAATCCGATATCGTGACCGGTGCGCAAGGGGAAGTGGAAGATGTCCTTCCAGAATTGCAGCCATAGTGGAAACCTTGTTTCCAATATAACGATATGGTATATATAACCTAGTTTTTAGCACTGTTCGCGACAGCATCGCGGAAACACAACGTTATGGACGGTTAAACCATGAGTGATGAGCAGAGTAACGAGGTAGAGGCCGGCGCAGTTGAAGAGGTCAAAACCGAAGCGGTGAAGGCTCCCGCAGAAGTAAGTGCAGAAAAGACCCCTGCAGAGTTGCAGGTTGAAAAGGACCAACGGACTAGCGAGAGTTTCGCCAAACTGGCCACCAAAGGCGCAAAGGCGCGTAAAGGCCAAGAGGCAGCAGAGCTGGAGAATACCCAGCTCAAGGAAAAGCTCGCAAAGTTTGAAACCAAGGGTCCTGTTGAAGTTCCGCCGATGCCTGACCAGTACGCCGATGAGGCTGTATACAATCAGACAATGCGAGAGCGAGACGCTGCACTGACATACAACGCCGAGATTGCGGCCCAAAGCAGGTTTACGCAGTCTCAGCAAGAGCAAGAGCAGAGAGGCAGGCAGGAAAAGGCGCAACAGCGAGCCCAGGAGCAGTTTAACGGGCACGTTGCGAAGGCCAAAGAGGTCGGTTTGACCGCCGATGAGCTTCGAACTACTGGGCAGGCAATCATTGACGCGGGCGCATCGGATGATCTGGTGAGTCTTATTTTAGATGATGACGACGGCCCATTGATTCAGAAGTACTTGGCAGCCAACCCGCTTGTGCTGGACGAGGTTGCAAATCTATCACCCGCCCAAATGGGCATCATGGTAGAGCGCAAGATTCGACCAGCGGCCAATGCTCTTAAACAGAAACCGTCCACTACCCCGGACCCAGCCGAAACCTTAAACGGTCGAGGCGCGCCAGAGGGAAAAGATCCTTGGCTAGCCGGAGGTACTTATAGCTAAAGGAGCCACTCATGGCTAATGATTTAGACAGTAATTTTACTCGAAAGCTGATGGATGCGTTCATTCCATCTTTCGAATCTGAGCGGGTTATGTCCGCAAACGTGAATACTCAGCTATTCGCCGGAAAGTTTAAAGGAAATACCGGCGATATCATCGACATTAGCCGGCCCACTGATTTCGTTACCGTCCGAACTCCCAAAGGCGACGTATCAGGTGAGACCAAGTCCGACAT